GAGGACTCGGCTGCGGACCCGCAGCTCGTCGAACGCCACGCCGGTGCGGATCAACGGCTCGGGCTGGGTGGCGTCCCACTCGATCTCGTTGGCCAGCTCGGTGCACAGGGCGGCGACGAGCGCGGCATCCCGGGCGGCGTCCGGGCCGACAAACTTGCCGCGGAGGATGAAGGCAGCGTCCGGGGCAGGGGCCGGCGCCGGCGTCGCCGGCGAGCTGGCGACGTACGACCAGGCTGCAGCCGCGATCAGCGCTGCTGCAGCCAGGTGGCGGCTGTCGAGCTGCGGCCACCGCCACTCGTGGTAGTGGGCCTGAATCCACGGCCAGGCGAGGGCCACCGCGGCCACGGCGACGAGCAGGAGCGGCATCATTCAGCGGCCCTCGTGAGCGGCAGGACGATCTCGATGGCACCGCTGGCGATCGCCAGCACGAGCGCCCGGATGGCGGGTCGGGCGAGGATCCAGACCGGCCAGACGACGACCGGGACTGCCTTGTCCGCGAGCTGGTCGAAGAGCGCGGCCACGGCCTCGAGCACGAGCGCCTTTTTCTCGGAGCCGCTCATGCCGAGCACGGCGTCGAGGGTCTCGACCGACAGCCGCAGAAGTGCGATCAGCAGCTCGCCAAACTCCGCCCACGTAATGCCGCCTGCGGCTTTGGCCTTGGCGACCTCGAGGAACGCGGCGACCTGTGCCAGCAGCGTGGCCTCGCCTCCTGCCGCCGTCACCGGTGCGTCGGAGATCATGCCTTTACTCCTGCCAGGACGATCTCGTACGTGGCGGACGCCGATCCGCCTTCGATGACGATGTTGCCGGCGTTAAACCACTTGTTGGTGGGCGCTGTGCCGGCGGTCCACAAAAACACCGCACCGGGCGGCAGCCCGTAGTTGGCTCCACCGATGTCGTAGGTCAGCGTGACCGTCGCCGACTGGTTGCGGACGTAGATCAGCTTGACGCTCGCCAGATTGAGCGTGCCGGCCGTCCCGAAGACCGACAGCGGCAGCGCCGTCGTGTTAATCGTGTCGGTGGCCGAGATGCCGACGGTGCGCACGTCCCGCCAGTAGCCGTTGACCTGGCCGGCGCCGGTGCCGTCGGCGAGCGACAGCGCCTGTAGCACCGACGCGGAGTCGGTGACGGTCGTCAGCGTCAGGTCGTCGACCCATGACGCCGCGAGCCGCAACTGCCCGGTGATCGTGAGCGTAGGCATCAGGTGGGCGCCACCGAGGTGCCGACGAGCCAGAGCGAGTAGCTCACGGCGGCGGCGTTGGGGTTGGCGATGTAGAGCAGCTGGTTGGACGAAGTGACCGGCCAGGCGTTGATCTGGTTGATCGTGAACCACTCGGAGCCGGGACCGATCTCGACGGCATATGCCACGGTTGGCCGGCCCGGGTCGCAGCCGACGCGAATCTTGCGACCGCTGGTCGTCTCGTTGTTGACCACGCGGACCAGCCGTAGCTGACGGAAGTCGTAGGCGACCGTCACGCCGAGCGTGGTCTGCGTGATCGCTCGGACGTCGATCTGCTCGAGCGTGTTGGCGGCAATCGTGCGGTTCGCTGCGTAGACCAGGTCCGCCTGCCGGCTGCCGCTGCCGTCGGTGATCGCGTAGGTGTTCTGGTCGGTCTGCGCCGACACGGTCGTGCCGATGTCCTGGTCGACCGTGCGGTCCCAGATCATCACGGTACGCATCGTCGCGGTCAGCGTGTCAGCCATCGAAAAGCCCCATCTCGATGGCCTGACGGGCGACCGCGGGCTTGACGCCCAACCGGAACGCGGCCAGGGCGATGTCCTCGGGCGACAGCCTGGCTGGCTTCTTGCTCGTGAGCTTTCCCCACGTCTGCTGCGTCGGCGTGTAGACCGCGGCCAGCGACACAGCGTCGGATGGCGACGGGATCGCCTCGCGCTGGCCGCTGCGGTGCCGGTAGTGGGCGATCACGCTGCCGTCCTCCATGCCGTCACGGTACGGCAGGACGGCGGTCGGTCGGCAGGGGTTATGGACGCTCGGACTCGCGGTACAGCACCAGGGCGATGATGCTGTAGGCGGCCATGTCCAGAAGCGTGTCAGGGATGCCGTCGAACTCCACCTTGCCACGGCGAAAGTAGGCCCGCAGACGGTGCATCTTGTCGGCCAGCCTGATCACGCAGCCCGCCCACGCCGGCACGTTCACGTAGTCGGCGCTCGTGCGAATGTTTGACAGCGCGTCCTGGTCGACGCCGTAGTCGAGTGTTTTGCGCAGGTGCAGCTCACGCAGCTCGTCGAGCACGGCGAGGAACTCGGCCGAGCCAGGCCGCAGCGACGACTCCCGTGCCAGCCGTGCCGGCTTGGCGTCCTCGACTGTCTGCTTCCAGCCGGCGGCCGCCGCACGCAGCTCGGCCTCGCCACGCAGGATGTAGTCGACCGGGATCGTACGGCCGCCGTCGCAGCACGGCGTCGGGTCCGATAGCACGCTCGCCGCCGCGGCCTGCGCCGGCGGGCAGCCCGCCAGCGACGCTGCCATGCCCTCGTGTCGTGCCGTCACAGCCGCCCGCAGGGCAGCGTTGCTCTCGTCCAGTGTCACCGTCGTCCTCCTGGTGGTGGTCCCGATACGTGCATGCTCGACAGCCCGCCGCCGCGCTCGTACACAAACAACTCCATCGCCTGCCTGTTGCCCACGAAGCCCTGCTGTGCGTGCCACTCGTCAGGCGGACACAGGGCAGGGGCCACCCGCACGAGCACGCCGTCGATCGTCTCGATCGGCCGGCTCCACTCGGCGGATTGCTGGTGGTAGTGCCCGGTGTGGATCTCCCGGTAGGGGCACTGGCTCCACAATTCCGCCGCCTCGAGCGCCATGAGCTGCGGCAGCCGCTTTTTGGCCCGGTGGCCGTGGCAGAAGCCGAGCAGGTTGCCGGCGTGGTGCAGGTACTTGCGGGGCGTGAACGTGTCCTCGACCCGCACCCGGCGGTCCTTGCGGAAGCGCTCCTGCAGGATCCGCAACCACGCCCAAGTCAGCGTCTCGTCGTGGTTGCCGTGCACCGTGAGTGTGTCGGTCGGGGCGATGTCGCCGGCCAGGTCCACGACACGCAGCAGCTCGTCGGTGCCGACCTCGATCATCTTCTGGAGCCGGCCGTCCCGCTCGAGCGGCGTGCCACTCGTCGTGGTGCCGCTCGGCGTGTCGTAGTGGTACACGTCGCCGAGCGTGGCCACTGTCAGCCGGCTCGGCCGCATGGATGCGGCGATCGACAGCAGCTCCTGTGACGCCTCCCTGATGAGCGTGGCCGCGATGCCGACGTCGTAGTCTTGCTGGCCGGTCGTGCGAGCCCACGCGTACTTGCCGAAATGCGGGTCGGCTATCACGAGCACCGCCCAGCGGTCGCCCTTGACGACCTTGGCCTTCGGCCGGGTCGGCCGCACGATGTCGCGGCTGGCCGCTGCGATCATCGCCTCGACGACCTCACGCACGCCCGGGCCGGCGCGCGGCTTGAGCCGCACGAAGACGCGAAACAGCTCGGTCACCACCGGCTGGCCGGTCGACCGGTCGACAGACATGCCTTCCCACTTCGTGGCCTCGGACGCCGCAACCTCGTACCTGGTCATGTCGGCCTCAATGTGCCGCAGGAGGTCCTCGACCGTGCGGATCGTGCGCGAGACGCTGCGGGCCTCGACGGTGTCGCCGTCGGTGCGTTGCGTGATCTGCTCGGTGTCCTTGCCCGGCGGCACGTCGGCTGCCGCCTCGGCCAGGACGGCGTCGGCTAGTGGCTTCGTCGTCCGATCCACGCCTCGACTCCTTGGATGCCGCAGATGTCGTGGCCGAGCTTTTGGCACACCGTCACGATCGCCCGGGCGAGCGCTCGCTTGTGCATCGGCACTTGGCCGGAGCGCCACCGATCCCGCAGCTCCTCGAGCTGCCGCAGGTCGGCCTCCGGTAGCCGCATGTACCACGGAGCGTAGCCAGGGCCTTTGTTCGCCGCGACGGCGAGCACTTGGTCGATGACCGACGGCGTGTCCTCACTCGTCACGGCGAAAGCCCTCCTGCTCGAGGACGGTCGTGAGCATGCCGGCGAACTCCTGGACACTCTCTTCTGAGATGTCCGGCCACCTCGCGTGGATCAGCTCGTGCAGGAGCGTGTCGAGGTAGTCGGTGCCCGTCAGACGCGCGTCGAGCTTGATGGTGCGTGTCTGATAGTCGCACAGGCCGTAGAGATTGCGCAGGCGTGCCCGGACGATGTGCCACTTGGCACCGGCGATCTCGATCGTCCGTTGTCGCCTCGCCATGCCATCACCCTACCTGAGATGGGCGACGGCCAGCCCCGGGTGTGGAATGTCAGCAAACTGTGTTGCCAGCAATGCTGGCTAGTTGATGCCGTACCATTTGGCGGCTTTGTTCAGCAGTCTCTCAATGCGGTCCTGCTGCTGGTAGCCCCACTGGTTGAGCCACTGCTGTCGCTTCGCACAACCGCAGTCCTTGACGCGGAGCCACTGCCTGACACGATCCTTACTGATGCCGATGCGGGTCAGCATGGTCTCGACGAGATCGCCGACGGCGATGCGAGGGAGGCTAATTATCGCGAGCGGCTTGTCGCCGCGCTCAACACAGAGACGACACATTCCGTCTGTCACCTTGCCTCCGTAGAGGCCGGCGCGGCAGACGTTCAACTGTCCCGGTGGCGTGACCACGCGGAACTCGCACGATGGTAGTGGTTTAGGCATTGACCCCGGTTCGCACCGCCTACTGTTGATGCCTTGCTCTTTATCAAGGCTCCCCGATTCCTCAGGGTGTCGGACTATCTCTTCAGCCTATCGGCTGCCGGGCGCTCGTGGATGCCTCATCACGGTTCTCGTGGTACGCATCTAGTCTCTACACCTTCCGCCGATTCCTCGACGGCTTGGCTCGGGATTACCCGTTCTGGGCTTCCCCGAATTCACCCGGTAGGGGCCGGTCATTGACAACGATCACAAGGCCGTCCGATCGAATAGTATTCGTCCGTGATTTCGACCGTCTTTGGTACTCCTATTTTTCCAGTTTCGCAGGTTGGCGTTGGCTCTGAGGAGGTTCCGTAAAAAACAAACGTCCAGATTAGGCACTTGAGGTCTCCCGCATTTGCGGCCCACTGCAATGTTTCAAATAGCCACTCTTGCTCATATGTAGGCGCATGCGCATAACCAAGTCGCCCGTCAGCGTTTGTAAGGTCTGCGTCGAGATCGCGATTGTTCGTTGTAGGGCCGCCCACGACCGTCGTGCTAGCAACGGCGTACCAATCGGATGCGTTTGGAAACGAAGGATCGCCCCTCTTTCCTGTTCCTTCGTAACACCGACACACCCAGCGCAAGCAATTGCGCCTTCGACGCTCAATTTTAAACATCTCATCGTTTACATAGCTTTCGCCTGGAGATGTCACTCCACAGATAGACCCAGACCCACAGAAAGACAGGCAGTTGCCAACTGCGCCAGCGGGCGATGGAGAGATAGTAACACGCAAAGTAACTACGCCAGAAGGGAATTGCCTGCCGCCGCTAATAGTGAGAGGGCCGATAACACCGCCAGCGCACGCAACGCACTCCGTCCACGACTGCGAAACAATGGTATTTTGAGTTATTCGCGTGAAGAATCCGCCGGGGTTCGACTGAAAGACTTGAAAAGAACTTAGTTGCGACTCCCGCGCATCGCACGCTTGCTCCGTGCGATTAACTCGCTCCGTGACTCGCGTTACAGTGCCATCCCACACGCCGCCAGAAGTGTTCTTTCTGTCATATACAATTTCACAGCAGCCTTGTTTTTCTAAGACATACGGCTGCTTTGGAGGGCCTTGTATTTCTTCAACTTCTGTAATCACGCTATTGGGCGCAATGCCATCGCCGTAAACGCGACACCCTTTCGATAGATTTTGGCCGGTTCCGGACCTTGTCTCTCCCGGCACAAGTAGATGCCCATCTTCAAGAGTGACCCCGCAAACAGTAAACCTTCCGGTCGTTCGCTCGCCTCCGAACGCCTCTTCTAGATCAAACCCGTCGCAGGTAAAATTGTTGCACACGCTGCAGCAATCACTGCACGCCCCAAACAAAAACCCGATCGGGTACATCCCCGCAGCCATCAGCCACGACGACCACAGTACGACCGATAGTGGGTCGTCAAGCATTAGTCGCACTCCGCCGCAATCAATACCCACGTGCTGTCAATCAATGCGCACGCCACCCGCCGCGTGCCGCTGGATACGGTGACGGTGGCAAAGTAGTTGGTTGCCGTGAATGTTGTGGCAGGTGACAGCGCCGTGCCGTCCCCGGCCTGCTGCGTCACCGTGGCAGTGGCGCCTTTGCTCCACGTTGCGGCGACGGTTCCCAGTCGCACGGTGCCGCGGCCGGCACCAATTCGCACTAGTGCCCATTTGTTCGCACCAGTCCCGGACTCCTTGTAAATGATGGCCGCACCGCTCCCGCCGCTCTGCAGCTCGGCCGTCGATGCTTTCGGGCCGGCCGTCGCGTCTGCCGCGTTGCGCACCTCGAGCTTGACCTGCACAAGACCGTCCACAGCCATCATGCCGATCGAGTTGTTGGCAATCGGTTCCACGGCGACGCCAAAGGAGTCGTTAGTGGACGTGGTTGGCGTGCTGCCTCTGAGCACCGGAGATCGCTCGTACTGCGACGTGGCCGGCCCAGTAACGCCAGTTGGTGCGATCTCTAGTCCGGTGATTGCCAACACGCCCCAACGCGGCACCGTTTGGCCGCTGACGTTTTTGCACGGCAGTGCGATGTACGGTGCACCTCGATACGAGGCGGCGTCGGCAGTCACGCCAGGTCGCTGACCCAGCACGATGTCGGCCGCGTCCTGCGCGCGGTTCCAGGCTCTGGCGGAGATAGCCGACGACAGCGGCTGCCCAGGCTCGACGCGTCCGTCCTTGCGGGCCATCACGCACTCCCCAATCCAAGCAGCGTGAAGTCAGTCTCGGCGTATACCTGGTTGACGTACACGTGCCGCGGACGTTTGACGAGCGTGTTGGAAGCGACCTGGTCCTCGTACCGCACCCACAGGTATTCGTGGCCTTTTTTTAAGATGCCGCCCATCGTGCCGACGGTTACCAGCGGAATCGTATTTCCATCGGCGTTGGCGCTGGCCAGGAACTTGTAAGACAGCGACCACGGGCTGTTGCCCTTCTCCGCGTCCCAGTCCTGCGAACCGGTGGCACCTTGAAACAGCACCTCGCCGGCCGCGAACCCACGGAAGGTGGCGTTGTTGACCGTGCCCGTCAGGGCCGACACGTTCTTGATGTACTGCGTCGTGACGTACTGGGCCGGAACGTCGTACGTCTCCGTCCATTGGAGCGCAGGCACGATGATGTCGACGCCGTTGACGTTCTCTCCGTCAACGCCGATCGCGCCCTGCTGGTCGGGTGCCGCATCAATGCCGCTAACGGGATATCGTCGCTCCGTGCCGTACGTGCGAATCGACGTGCCGGCGTCGAGCTGCGGCTGCTGCGTGATGTGAGTCGTGCCGCCGGACGTGTCGAACGACCTTGAGCGGCGCAGCGGGTCCGGGTTCTGATCATCGTCGGCGCCGCGGCTGACGTAGTCCACTGTCAGCTGCCACGCCTCATCACCGAGGTATTCGAGCGTGTAGCTGTCTGCCTGCAGCAAGTTCAGTGGCTGGCCTGGATACTGCCAGTACATGTAATTCGTCCACAACGTCAAGTTGACGTCGTTGTGGACGGCAACGTCGTCGGTCGTGCCGAAGATTTTCCACGACTTCTTGTAATTGTTCTGCGATCGCTGACCAAGACGATGGATGGTGGCGGAGCGACTCGCAGCATCCTCGACCCATGTGTATGTCGGCATGCGTCAGGTCCCCACCATGGCCGGGTCTTCGTCCGTGTTGTCCGCGATCCGCTCGAGCAGGTCGACCTGCTGCTGTGCCAGCGACTTGGCGAAACCGAGGCCGCTGGCCGCTGCCGCGGAGAACGTGCCGACCACCTCGCCTCGCTCCATGCCGGCAGCAGCTGCTCCCGCGCCCTCGCGGATGCGTTGCTCGTTGCCGCCGGCAGCTCGCTCGGCAGCACGCTCCGCTGACGCTGCCAACGACTCCGCCAGTGCGGCCTCGGCGTCCTGTGTGGCACGGCGACGGTCGGCAGCTCGCTGAGCGTTGGCGTCGAGGCGGCCTTGAGCGGTCGCGTCGGCGTTGGCGTTCATGGCGTCGATATTGCGTTGCGACTCTTCGGCAGTCTGTGCGTTCTCCTGTGCTGCCGTCTGCATGCGTCCGGCGATACCAGGGCGAGCCTGTGCGCGTGCCCTCGACCGCGCTGACATCTCGTCGTTGACCTTGGCGTTTTCTTTGGCAAGGTCGTATCCGCGGGTGATGAACGACTGCACGTAGTTCCAAGATTTCCGGACGGCGGCCTCCATTGTGTCCCAGGCTGCCAGAATGCCGTTGATGATGTTGTCGAATGCACCCTGCAGGATCGCACCGAACGTGTTGGCACCCTGAGTGACGTACGACCACATGCCTTCCCACGTCGTGGCCACGGACGTGCCCAGATACGTGAACGTGTTCTGGAACTCCGCCACCCACGAGTCGACCTGCCCCATGAGGGACTCGACGCCACGCGCCCAGCCAGCCTGCAGCCCGAGCCACAGGATGTCCATGGCACCAGATAGGTTGCCGGCGGCCAGTTCCTGGTACACGCCGTCGAACGTAGCCGTGGCGGTAGCGCCCAAGTCACGCAGCACGCCCATGGCATTGGACCCGGCGTCGACGAACGCTCCACCGATAGCCGACGCGATCTGGCCAAATCCGCCGGCCGCATAGATGGCCGCACCAGCCACGGCGCCTAGCAGTCCAACGGCGATCGCCAGCGGGGCGTTGGCGGCCACCCAAGCGGCCAGGCTGGTCGCCGCCGCCACCGTCGTTTTGACGCCGTACAGCACCGCACCGGCCGCTGCCGAGACGAACGACGCCGCGAGCTGATAGGCGAGCTTGACGGTCGAGACGAGCGGAGACACAAGCGATGCGACGCCTGTAGAAAGTGTTTTGACTGCGAAGCCGGCTGCAGTAAGTGCAGCACCGGCCGCGACCATAGCCGCGCCGACCGCCAACGCCTGCTGAACAAAGACTTTGTTTTCGGAGATGTACTTCGACACCTGGCCGACAATCAGGGCCACCGACGACGCGAGGCCGGACATGGCTGGTGCCACAGCCGCACCGACCATAAGCGTCACGGCCTTTAGCGCCGTCATTAGCTCGCCGATCGAGTCGTTGAGTCGTGCCGCGGAGTCGGCCGTCTCCTGATCCATCACGATGCCGAGCTGCTCGGCCTGCTGCATGAGCGCCCGGATGCCGCCGGCGCCGTCCTCGAGCATGGGCAGGAGCGCGGCGCCAGCACGTCCGAAGACGGCCATGGCCAGCGCCGCCCGCTCGCCAGGATCCTGCACCCCAGCCAGTGCATCCGACAGCGCGAGAAACTGGTCCTCCGGAGACATCTGCCGTAGCTCGTTGACGTCCACGCCCAGCCGCTCAAATGCCTTCGCGGCAGCCTTGCCGCCTTGCGCAGCCGTGTCCAGCGTCCGCTGCATCGTGCGGATGCCTTTTTCCAAGGTGCCGACGTCGGTGCCCGACTGACCGGCCGCGAAACCGAGCGCGGACACGGCCTCCGTGGACATGCCGGTGCGCGCGGCCATCTTCTGCACCGCGTCACCAACCTCGGAGAATGCTGCAGCCGCGCCGGCGATCGGTGCCGTGATCGCGCTACCGGCGGCCATGAGCCGGCTGCCGATGGACATCATCGACGAGCCGAGCTGCCCCATTCGCTTGTTGATCGTGCCGAGGGCCGCGAACAGCTTCTTCGGGTCCGCGCCGATCTCGACGTAGACCTTGCCCTGGCGGACTGCGTTGGCACTCATGTTTTCACCTCATGCCAATTTGGCCCGAGCAGCTTGCGGATCTCGTCGGGCGTCGCTTGCCGCGGCGCTGCCTTTTTCGCGAACGGGTTGAACTCGATCGGCTTGGCTTGCGGCTGGCCCTTGCTGCGGTGCAGGTTGGCCTGCTGACTCATGAGCCACGCGACCCGCCACCACTCCTGCTCTAAACGAGCGTCTCGGGCGGCGAAAAGTCCACGGATGGTCCATTCATCTGGGTTGACTCCGAGGATTCCTGCGGCCTCGTAGATGGCGTCCCAGATTGTGCGAGCAGGGACTCGACCGTCGTCTGTTGCAGTTGCGCCTCCGCCCGATTGGCCAGCTCGGCCTGCAGCTCGTCCATGCGCTCGACGAGCTGCTTGATCATGCGGCGAAGGCGGAGGGGGAAAAAATCGACCAGCTCCTCCTCGAGCGCACGCTGCGCCGCCTCGAGCGAGTCACCGCGAAGCGATTCCAGGAACTGCTCCTTCGTCAGCTGACGCTCGTCGACCTGTCGGCACAGGATCGCGTAGAGCACCTCGCCGATCGTCGTGTAGCGTGAGCGGATCACCTCGAGGGCGCGTCCGATCGTCGAGACGTCGATCAGGTCAAATGGGACCGACCGGTCGACCTTGCGGATGGACCCGTCCGGCTGCTCTTCGTCCTCTTGGATGTCGATGCGCACGAGGTCCTTGACCCTCGCGGCCGCGCCAACGGTCATGACGAGACGCCACGGGCGGCCCTCGTCGTCTTTGAACTCGCGCATGTCAGCTCCTGAGTCCCGACCTGGTCAACGCACACTCGACGGAGTAACTGGTGGCACCGTCGAGCGGGTTTGTCTCGCTGATGCTGGTCACCACGGCATTGAATGACCATCCGCCGGTGCCACCGCTGACGGCCACGAGCGTGCCGTTTGTCAGCTTGGTCAGGTCGAGGTCGGCGGAGTCGTTGATCTCAAACGACACGGTGGCGGCCCAGCCTGTCGAATAGACGGCCTGCTCGCGCGACCCATACTCCTCGATCTCAATCGTGCGGGCACTGCCGCTCCACGTGACGTTTCGCACGCTCGCGATGCTGCCGCCGACAGTCAGCGTCGCATTCTTGCCGAGCGTGATCGCCACGAGTCAGATGCCTCCCCGACGCGCGGTGATCGTGTACGTCACGGCGCCGTCGATGGACACGTTCTCGGTGACACCCATGACCACGAAGTTGCTCGTGGCGGTATTGCTCACGAGCTGCGCCATGACGCCCGTGGCGTCGTGGCACTCGATCTCCCAGGTCTGCGACTTGAATCCCGTGTCGAACGCCCGATAGCCGATTGTGCCGGTGCCGACGTTGCTGCGGTTGCTGACGTCGACGACCTCGGCCTCCTCGGTGTACGTGGCCGAGATGACGTCGGTACCGAACGGCGGGGCGCTCGCCGCCTTGAAGCCAAGGGTGATCGCCATGGTGGTCTCCGGTCAGGTCTGGGTCTTGAATCGCTGGGCGCTGACGGTGTACGTGATGATGCCGTCGATTGGCTGCGACTGGGCCACGTTGGTCACGACAAACTCGATGGTGTTGCCGGTCGTCGTGCCTGTGAGCGTGAACGTCTGACCGACGTCCTTGCCTGGAGCGTCGACGCACTCGACCTCGATGGTCTGTTCGACCATGGCCTTGACGAAGGTCCGAAACGTGTCACCGAACTTGGTGACGTCGACCTCGTTTGCGGTGTTGTTGACCGTGATCGACCGGGCGTTTGACAGGCCCGAGATCGTGACGTCCTTGCCGAGCGTGACGGCCATGTGTGGCTCCTGCTGGTGTCATTGGCAGGGTACGGGCAGGCGACGCGGCTGCCGCAGGGGGTGTGGACCGTTAGGCCGCGCGGATGGTGTCGCGGAACCGCGTAAAAATGCGGGCCACGACCTTCTGGACACCGGCGGCGCCCTGCATGAAAGGCCGCTTGGGATAGCTCGCCGACCGCGTGATCGTGGTCTTGTCCCAGTTGCTGGCGCCTCGGAATCCCTTGTGAGTCCACAGGATCGCGCCATAGTCGTAGTCGCCGCTGGAACGTCTCGGGATCGGCTTGCCGGCATCCCGCGCATCCTTCGCACGCCTGGCGGCGCCAACGCCGATCCGCCACGCCGTCAGCGTCAGGGACCCGCCAAACTCGTGCAGCCGGCCAAGCCAGTCGGACTTAAGTGTGCCGATGACGACGCTGCGTGTAGTCCCGTCCCAGTAGTACATGATGTCGTTGTAGAGCCAGCGCTTTGGCGCCCACGACTTTGGCGGCTTGCCGGCTGGCCGCGGCTTGCCGCTGCCAAGCATCGTGAGGTCTCGGTACAGGCCGTTCATGAACTCGACGACTGCCCCGGCCTTGACCTCACGCTGCCCGGCCTTGGTCCGCTTGGGTGCGTTTTGACCGATGCCTTTTTTCGACGCCTGGCGGATGTCCATGCCGGCCTTTTTGAGAGCCTCGTAGTTGGCTCGCTCGAGCAGCCGGCGCACCTTGGACCGGTCGAAAAACTGCCCCTTGACCCGCGCGGTGATCGCCCGCTGGCTTGCGGTCGCGGCCGACACTGGCCGGCGGTTTCCGCCACGTCTGCCGGCCATCAGCGGAAAGTCCTGTAGGTGGCCGTGATCACAGCCCGCCAGACGTTGCGGTCGTGCAGTGCGTCGTCCGGGTTTACCTCGATCGCGACCTCGACAGGCGTGGTCACGCC